CATAATAGGAAAGTTACGATCTCAATTTGAAACGATGGCTTACGGTTTAACAAATGATAAAAACGTAGTAGACGACGCAGTACAAGAACTTATGCTTTACTTTTTACAAATGAACCCTGAAACACTGAAAAGAATATATAAGCAAGACGGCGAACTAGGACTAAAAAGATACGGAGCTGTAGCACTTAGAAGAAGCTTAGATAGTCCACGAAGCGCATACTTTTATAAGTATAGAAAATACTACACAAAAATAGACGGAGCAAGTGTAGCAACTTACGAAACGCCTAACAATAAACATATAACAAATATACCTGACGAAAGCTATAAAGAAGAAATAGCAACGTGGCAAATGTACGAAAAGGTAGATCAGTGCTTAGATAATGTTTACTGGTACGATAAACAAATTTACTATTTATATTATGAAGGTGAAACTTTAGATAGCTTAGCTAAGAAAACTGGTATAAGTCGCAATAGTTTATTTACAACTATAGACAATGTAAGGAACTACTTAAAAAAGAAATTGAGTGAATAAGTTTTTTGTAGATAAAGAAGTTTACAAAGAACGCTTAGATATTTGTAGAAGCTGTACGCACTACTTTGGGGCAACTGGTAATTGTAAAAAGTGCGGCTGCTTCGTAAGAATTAAAGCAAGTATTGGTAGTATGTTTTGCCCGTTAAATTACTGGACTAAAACAACGGAAGTAGAAGAACCAAAAGAAATACCTGAACACTTACTAAAAGAATTAAAAGAAATTTGGGTACATATAGAAAATAGGAAAGCAACAAACCATGAGTGGAAATTTAGAGCTGTAGAATTACATAACGCTATATACAATACAAAATATAAAAAGGGTACTAACTGCAGCAGCTGCTTAAAAGATATTTGGACTGGACTAAGTAATATAATAAATAAAAACAAATGAAAATACTAATAATAATAGCAATAATAATAGGTTCTATATTTACAGCGTTTATGTTATTCATAATAATAGGTATGAGTATTGAACGCAGAAGAAAACAAAAAAGGTTTAACCAAGACTTAGAAGACTATTACATAAAATACGATAAACACTTTAGTAATAAAAATAAATAACATGGTAGAAATAATGATATTTGCAGTAGGACTAATAAGCGGTATGTATATAGTAACGCAAATAGAAAAATCAATAGACAAAAATATAGACTGTAACTCTTGCAATTGTAAAAAGAAGTGAAGTATAATAATATCAAACGAATTTTAAGATCACAAGTAGACGCTAACGTAAAAGCTTTTTGGACGTTTAACGAAGACACTAAAGAATTTACTTGCATATATAAAGACTATACAGACGAACTACCTATATTTACACCGCAACAACTAATAGACTACTTAAATGAAATTCATTTGCAAGAAGTGCAAAAAGACTGAAGACTTACATAAAGTAAGACTATCATATATAGATCACAATTTAGTATGTAAACAAGCGTACTGCTGCGACGATTATATGGAAACGGTAGACACTGAAGAAAACGCAGGACTTCCGACTATAGTAAGAAACGAACCAAAACACTGTAAGCCTAGCGGCGATAAACTATGGAGTGACGCAAAAGACGATTTACTAAGCGGTGAAGGTATGGATAAATACAGTAATGAATAGAACCGAACAGCAAAACAAATACTATTTTAAGTGTATAGTGTTACCTATTGGCAAATACTTAGGCTACCATAAGTTTGAAATGCACGAAATACTAAAGGATATGTTTATAACAGACACAAGCAAAGAACTAACTAAAGAAGAATTTACTAATTACTGTAATGAAATAAGAGCATGGGCTATGAGTGAGTTCAGCTTTGATATAGAAGAACCAAAAAATAATTATTGATTTATTCTATTATATACTATGAATAACGAACAGAAACGAACAACCGAAAGTAAAAAAAGGATATTGAAAGCTTTAGAAGGTAGTCTAGGTATAGTAAGTAAGGCTTGCGAAGAAAGTGAAATATCACGTACACAATTCTACAAATGGTGTAAAGACGATAAAGAATTTGCTACAACTGTAGACGAACTACAGAACGTAGTATTAGACTTTGCAGAAAGTACACTACATAAACTAATAGCTGACGGTAATACTGCAGCTACTATATTTTTCTTAAAGACAAAAGGTAAGAAGCGGGGCTTTATAGAGAAGCAAGAACTTGATCTTACAAGCGGTGACGAACCTATTAAGATAAACATAAATATAAAGGGCGTTGAATATTGATCCTATATTTACCAGTACACAAGAAACCGCAATAGAGTATTTATTTGACGATACTACAAACGATGTTTTATTTGGTGGTGCTGCTGGTGGTGGTAAAAGCTTTGTCGGCTGTAGCTGGCTTATTATATTAGCTTTGAAGTTTCCTAAGACACGATACTTAATAGGACGTAGTAAGTTAGATACTTTGAAGAAGACAACCCTTAATACTTTTTTTGAAGTCTGTTCTATGTGGAGTTTGTTAGCTGGTAAACACTATACGTTTAATGCTTCTACTAATATAATATCGTTTTATAATGGTTCTGAAATAATACTTAAAGATTTATTTCTTTACCCTTCAGATCGTAATTTTGATAGTTTGGGAAGCTTAGAAATTACTGCCGCCTTCCTAGACGAAAGTAATCAGATTACAGAAAAGGCTAAGAATATAGTTAGTAGTAGAATAAGATATAAGTTAGACGAACACGGACTTATACCTAAAATGTTATTGACTTGTAACCCTTCAAAGAACTGGTGCTATACTGAATACTACCGTCCAGCTAAAGCAGGAACTTTAGAACCGCACCGAAAATTTATACAAAGTTTAGTAGACGATAATCAGTATATAAGTAAACACTATAAAGGACAACTAGAAAAATTAGATAGACTTAGTAAAGAACGACTACTATATGGAAACTGGGAATACGACGCAAGCGATACTAACTTAATAAACTACGATAGTATATTAAACCTATTTACTCAAAAAGGTAAAGAAGGTGAAATGTATATAACTTGTGACGTCGCAAGGTTCGGTAAAGACAAGACGGTAATAATGGTATTTAGTGGACTTCACGTAATTAAGATCAGAACTTTTGATAAAAGTAGTGTAGTAGAAGTAGCTGACGAAATAAGAAGTTTACAGTCACAATACAACGTAAACCTACATAACATAATTGTAGACGAAGACGGCGTAGGCGGTGGAGTAAAAGATATACTACGATGTAAAGGTTTTGTAAATAATAGCAAACCACTAAAGAACGAAAACTATCAGAACCTTAAAACACAATGTTACTATAAACTTGCTGACTTGGTAAACAAAGGACAAGTAGGAGTAGAAACAAAAGATATAAATATAAGACAATACATAATTGAAGAAATGGAGCAAGTATGTATGCACCAAGCAGACAAAGACAATAAACTACAGATAGTACCGAAGGACACAATTAAAGCAATTATAGGTAGATCACCTGACTTCAGCGACGCTTTAGCTATGCGATGTTATTATGAAATAGATAGTAACTACGGTAGGTACTATGTTCAATAAACGATGAGTAAACTAAAAATCAAAAATTTCTATTATATACTATGAAAATACTAATCACTAAAGACAAGAAAAACAAAACTTATACAGTACCTACGAACTGGAATAACGTAAGCCTAGGCGTTTATATGAAAACTATTGAAGCGTTAAAAGGTGACGAAGAAGACTTACATACTGCTTTAATGCTTATACACGCTTTGACTGGAATACCTAAAGCACAAATAGAACAGCTACCAGTAAACTACATAAAAGAAATAAATACTAATATAATGAGTTTACTTCAGCAACCTATGAACGATAAGATAAAATATAAAATAAATATTAAAGGTACTAAGTATGGTTTTCACCCGCAGCTTAATTCAATTACTTTAGGTGAGTTTGTAGATATTGAAGCTTATATAAAAGACGGAGTAGAAAAGAATATGCATAAACTACTATCTGTACTATACCGTCCTATACTAAAAGAAAAGGGTTCTAAGTATAAAATAGAAGACTATAAACCAAGTGAAGAACGGGCTGAATTATTTAAGGACAAACTAACAGTAGGGGACTTTAACGGAGCTTCGGTTTTTTTTTACGCTTTAGGCAAGGAACTTTTAAGTTGTTCGCGCAGCTATTTGAAGACACTGAAGACGAAGACGAAGGAACTGAAGAAGCAAGCACACTTGCAAAAAAGTGGGGCTGGTATAGCATGATATACGCAATGGCAAACGAAGACGTATTAAAAATAAACACGGTAACAGAAAAATCTTTATATGAAGTTCTTACTTTTCTTTGCCATCAGCAAGACGTAGAAAACTTAAAAAATGTAAATAGAAATGATTAGATATAAAACTTATAACGCTGCTTTAGAAACTCTTAAATGTTTAGGAACGCAGCATAAACAAATTGAAACCGTTACAACTGGTGATCTTTGGGAAGTAAATTTAGAAGCTAATAATTTGTGGCCACTTATGCATGTTATAACAAATAACGCTAACGTAAGCTTGTCTGAACAGAAATTTAACTTTAGGGTTTTAATAATGGACTTAGTAGAACCTGATCTTAGTAACGAAGACGAAGTAATGAACGACACCTATCAAACTATGATAGACTTAATAGCACTATTAAAACACGGCGAAATACTTTACGGTTATAACTTTTCTTTAGGTGAAGAGCAAAGATATTTTGTAGACGATGATTTCTTAATTGAACCTTTCACTGAAAGGTTTTCGTCAAATGTTTCAGGCTGGGTATGCGATATATCTATAATAGTAGAAAGTGTTTTAGATAGCTGCGATATACCTATAGACAATACAGTATCGTGTTCAAAATAAAACTAAAAAATTATATAATAATAATAAAACCCTTTTCAATAACAATAAAAAAAAATAAATAAATGGCAACACTAACAACTACAAATACAGAAAGTATTACAATAAATGGTTCTGTAAGAGGTTCTACAAATACCGAAACTATAGCAAGTATATTAGATGTATTTGAAAGGAACGTAACAGTACCTACTTCTGAAGTAACTTTATATTCTACTCACGCTTCTTCTGTAGGGGGTGCAACTTTTGATAAAGACTTAATAAAGTATGCGAGGTTTACAAATTTAGACGGAACTAACTTTATAGACTTACGAATAACAAATGAAAATAATGATGAGTTTGTATATAGAGTATATGCAGGGCAAACTTTTGTATTACATAGTCACGTAGGTTCTATGAACGCAACTGAAAACGCAGCAGCTGGACTGCCTAACGGTGATATTGTAAGTGTAGAAGCTCAAGCTAATACAGCCGCTTGCAGTGTAGAAATATTTGTAGCTAGCGCATAGTGGCTTTTGGACTTGTAAAATTTGAAGGAGTAGAACGGTATATAAAAAGCTATGCTGAATATATACTACGACAAGCTAGGCAAAGACTAAAAAGTAAAGACGTAAGCGGCGAACTATCAGCAAGTTTACACTATAATTTTTATCCTACTGACGATGGCTATATTTTAGAATTTAGAGGTTCTAAATATGCAGACTACGTACAAAAAGGAGTAAAGGGTACTGAAGGAACTAGAACTTATATTACTATAAAAGGTGAACGAAAAACTAGCCCTTATAGTTATACTTCAAAAATGCCGCCTACAGAAAGTATTTTTAAGTGGGTAAAATCAAGAGGCTTAAAAGGACGTAATAAAGAAACTGGTAGATTTATTACAGACAAGTCTTTAGCTTTTGCAATTAGTAAAGGAATACAAAAAAAGGGAGTACCAGCAGCAAGTTACTACACGCAGCCGATCAGCTGGAGTTTTAATCACTTCAAAGAAGAGCTACAAAAAGAATTAAAAATTGACGTACTAAAATATATAACAGAATAAAGAAATGAGCGTAATAATTCAGAAACCAAAATACACTTTAATACCAGCAGGACAAGAGCATATAATACACTCCGTTTATGATGTAAACGTAATAGGACACGTCCCGCCAGTACATAAAATAAAATATGTAGCTAGAGTTTATATAGCTAAAAAATCAGCAGGTATATTAGCTTCTACAAATTTAGTAGCTGTATTAAAGGTAACGCCAAACGATGTAGGGCACGGAATATTTGATATAGCGCCTATTGTTTCAAATTATGTTTCGCCTGAATATGAAGGCGGGAACGTCTATAGTAGTGGTGTAGGTTTAGTTACTTTTTCTGAATATAAAACTATACCTTTTTCTGAAAAGGCGCCTCACTCTATACACTTAATAGATAAATTTTCTGCTAATAGAAATTCTGTAATATATTGTAAAATAAAATTTTCTGTAGAATATTCTGTAACTACTACCAGTGACGTAGTAGAGTTAGCTCAAAACGTGCCTTCAGATGATCTTATAATATTTAACGGCGTATTATACGATACTGATATATATCAAGCTAATACTTCTACTGGAAGCTGGGGCTATGATTTATCACAAGAAAATTTGTTTCCTACAGGCGTAGGTGGTAGTACCTCCAATAATAGTTTTTTGACTAACGCACCTACTACACAATATATAAGAGAAAACGACTTTGCAACTATAGCTTTCTTTACTGAATTAAACGCCAGCGAAATATCTAACTTTAGCACTGCTGATACTGTAGCTGGCTGGGGCGTACAGAAAGCAGTAAGAGCTGTAAAAATATCTTACTATGATGCTGACGGAACGCCTAGTAGTAGCACAATAACAATAGACTTAGATACGTCTGTAGGCGGGCACTATGGTTATATAGAAGACGCTTTTGTTAAAATACAATACTTCGGAGTAGGTACACAAAATCAAAGAAATTCAGGAGCACCGCCACCAGCGGGCTGGGCTTACTACGAGGTATATTTGATAGACGACAACGCCAATAGGATTACAGAAGTTTATACTTTTCATAAACAGACAGATAGCTGTAAAGGATATGAAACAGTAAGACTTACTTGGCTTAATAAGTGGGGCACTTGGGACTATTACAATTTCACGCAAAAGAATATAAGAAATTTAAGGACTACACGAAAAGCATATAAACAACTTTCGGGTACTTGGAATAAGTCTTACTTTCAATTAAGTGGGCACGTAGGCGGTATGAAAAATTATAACTCTACAATAAAAGAAAGTATTACTTTGAATACAGATTATATTACTGAAGAAGAAGCTTCATGGCTAGAACAGTTATTTATTTCTAACGATGTTTATATGCTTACTGATAGTCCTTTAAGTGAAGCTACTACTGGAACTATAAGAAGGTACGTACAGCCCGTAAGAATAACGTCAGAAGAAATGACTAGAAAAACTAAAGCAAACGATAAACTTATACAATATACTTTTGAAGTAGAAACAAATAGAACTAAAAAATCACACAAATTATAAATGAGTTTACAACTAATACTTTACCCGCAAAGCTACAACGGAATTTATAGTTCTGTAAGCGTACCTACGTTTAATCAATACATACCTGATCCACAATTTACGTCTGGCTTTTTTGTATATAATCAGCCCGCTTCGTTTAATCATGGTGGCTACACTACTGGATTTGAAGAAGTTACTGCAAGTTTCCCGCCTACTTCAGCGTGGAGTGCTTACTATCAGGGTACTACTGGAATATATCACGTAACACCGCAGCCTACTATGATAGGTATGCAAACTTGCTTTTATTCTACAGATACTATAAGCGGTGGCGAGTTCGGAGTAGACACGGCTTTACACTCTAATTCAGGAATTTATATAGAAGTTACTGGTTTAACGGTAGGTTTTCAATACGATCAATTTATAGACGTTTCAGGTATGACTGGAATTGATAATATGTTATTTAGTGGTTCTACTTTAGGTTCGTGGAGTGCAGCTGGCGGTATTGCACACTCTATGCCGTTTAATCTTATTGCTATGGGCGCTGCTTTTAACGGACAAAATTTACATACGTTTACAGCTACGCATACGACTATGGTATTTTCTTTACACTATTTAGGCAATCAGGGTAACGGCTGCTGCATAGAAAGTGTTTCAATTACTGAAAGCTCAGACAACCCTACTATGTTAGATATATGGAAGGACGGACAAGTTATATGCGATTTATATACTGACGAAAGCATACCGCTAACTTTATCTATAGACAACTTTAAGAACGTAGCAGAAAAAACGCAAAGCTATTCTAAAGCTTTTAGTTTACCTTCTACAAAGAAAAACAATAAAATATTTACTTGTCTTTACGATGTTACAAAGTCCGCACAAGCTGACGGCTTTGCCTTTAACCCTTATAGAAAAACAAAGGCTTTACTAAAAGAAGACGGATATACAATATTTGACGGCTTCTTAAAAATGATAGATATAAACGAAACTGAAAAGGAACTAAGCTATAACGTAAATTTATATAGTGATATTGTTTCCTTAAAAGATACTTTAGGAGCAAAGAAAATAAAAGACTTAGCAAATGGTTTTACGGAACTAGAACACAACTATAATAAAACTACTATAAAAGCTAGCTGGGGCGGCAATTTACCTATATCAGCTTTGCCAGCTGGTAGTCACGCTGGAGCTGCAGGAGCTACGACTACAGACGTTCTGAAGTACCCTTTTTGTAATTGGCACGGTAATATTTATTTGCAAAGTGGACAAGTAAAACTAGATTTATTAGAAGACGCTTTTCGTCCATGGCTTCGCTGTAAGTATTTAGTAGATAGAATTATAAGCGAAGCAGGTTTTTCATACTCCAGTACCTTCTTGAATAGTAGTGACTTCACAAAATTATTTATGGACTTTAATTGGGGTTCTGATAGTTCGCCTTCTGGTGATAATGGAATAAGTGTAATAATAAATATTGATAACGATACTGCAATAGGAACTTCTGGCGGTGGTTATTCTAACGTAGTTTTTGACGATCCACCTTCAGTACCTTTAACAGACTGGGACTATGCTAATAATAGATATACTGCGCAGTTCGCAAATTGCCATATACAAGTTACTGGTATGCTAGTTTTTCTAAACGAGGATAGCGCACCGAAAACAGTTACTTGCAGGTTTCGTGAAGTTATTTCAGGAACTGCTTTACCAACTTCAGTATCTACTACTTTTACTATACCAGCTAACGATAACCAGCACTGGTTTCCTTATCAAGCTATGACTTTGCCTACTGCTGGTGATTATTTAGAAATACAAGTTTCTTATACTGGCGGTGGTACGTTAAAACAGTCAGGCGGTAATTGCCCTATAGCTGTTTTTAGAAATATTGAAGACGTTACGACAAGTACCTTAATAAATGGTTTAAGAGGTGAACTAAAGCAATGGGACTATTTTAGTGGTTTAATGAAAATGTTTAACTTAATGGTTATGCGTGATAAAGACGATCCTACAAAGTTAGTGATAGAACCTTATACTAATATATTTTTAGATAACGCTGATATAAAAACGCACGACTGGACTGAAAAGGTAGACGCTACAGAAATAAACTTAAAGTCTATTGACTTAAAAAAGAAAATAACTTTTAAGTATAAAGAAGACAAAAAAGATTATGGTACTGCTTCGTATTATAGTGCTACAAGTAGTAAATATGGTGACGCTGAAATAGACGCTAGTTCTTTTACAATGTTAGAAGGTGAAACAAAAGTAGAAGCGAAACCTTTTGCAGCAACTTTTATTAAACCTATATTTGATAATTTTAGCCCGTTACTTACAATACCTATTATGTACGAAGTAAAATCTGACGGAACTTCGCAAGGAATTAAAAATAAACCTAGAATATTATACGATGTTACTGCTGATAATGTAGGCGGTAAAAAATATATAGGTAACGGTTTTTCTTATTACATACCGCAACATGGCTACAATACTGGAACTGGTAACCCTTATTATAGTGAAAACCAGCAATACTTTAGTCAGTTTGCGCACGTAACTGATATACCTACTACTAATAGTTCTAAAGATTACAACTTCGGATCGTCGCAACTAATTTCTACAATAGGTGCTGCACCAGTAGACAATTTATTTAACGTCTATTGGGCACCATACTACGATGAGTTATATAACGCAGACACTAAAGTTATGACGCTGAAAGTATTTTTAACGCCAGCTGACTTAGCTAACTTTAACTTCTTTGATAGAATAAGAATAAAAAATAGAGAATATAGAGTAAACAAAATTGACTATACGGCAGGCGAATTAAGTAAAGTAGAATTTATTTTAATATCATAATGAATTATAAAAAAGGCTTTAAGATAAAACCGTATGAAATACAAGTAGACGGATCGGTACGTTTTACTGACGGTACGACTAATAAACTATTTGCTAATCAAATTACTTGCGAAGCTTACGGTTATAAATACGATAGTGTTTCAGGAGCTTGCAAGGCTTACGATGTTCAATATAGTAATTTACAAGACGTAGAAAAGAAAAATTTTAGTCAGTTAATAGGAAGTAAACATACTATAAGCGAAGGTACTTCAGACACTTTAGTAAGTGGTATAAAAAATAAAACTTTTGGTAATAATGAAAACTGCTTTATAACTGGTGAAGAAAATACTATAGATCGTGATATTAAAAACGCTACCGTCTTAGGTAAAATGGGCAAAGCTTCTCACGAAGGCGAAGTAACAATAGCTGGTGGTGGTGACGAAGCAGGTTTTTTGCAACACTCCGAAATACAAATATCTAATAAAACTACAGACGCTACAGTAACAGCTTTATACGTGCAAGGTGACGAAGACGGAGCTACTGGGCACGTTTACCCGCCATCAAATAGTATTTGCATATATGAAATGTATTTAAGTGTAATTTGTACTGGTGGTGCTGATGGAACTGCAGGACACTATAAAACAGAAAAGCACTTAGGTAGTATTCTTAAAGACAACTCCAATACACAAACTTTAGTAAGTAGTTCTATTACTGCAATTTCTAGCGCAGGTAATACTGGAACTGCAGCTATAGACGTAACCGCTGGTGATACTGGTATGGTAGTAAATGTAACTGGGGCTGCAAATAGAAATTTACAATGGAGTGCTACAGTACACTTATATATAAATAAAACAGCAACGACAATATAAAATTATGGGCAACGAAAACATACAAGCTAGAATAGACTTAGATACTGGAGGCGCTGGTAATAGTCTTAAAGAATTAAAAGATCAGTTAAAAGATATAAACACTGCTTTAGAAAATGTAGCAGTAGGTAGTAAAAGTTTTGATATACTTTCGCAAGCTGCAAGGGACGCTAAAGGCGAAGTCAAAAAAATAAACGATGAAATAAGGGGCGTAGCTTCGCAGACTGCTGTTAGCTTCCGTGACGTTACAAATTCTGTTACTGGAGCTTTTGCTATTGGTATGGGCGCTTTACAACTATTCGGTAATGAAAGTAAAAAACTAGGTGATATACAAAAGAAGGTTCAAAGTGCAATTGCTATAGCTGTAGGGGTTCGTAATATGTCTGAAAGCAAACTTACAGCAACCTTAATTAAAAAAGGATTAGTAACTGCTAAAAATAAAGTTTGGACTTTAGCTATGGCAGGAGCTCAAAAGCTTGTAGTCGGAACTACTACAATGATGGGCGTAGCTGCTAATGTTAGTAGTAAAGGTTTTAAGGCTTTGAAAATAGCTATTGCAGCAACTGGAATAGGTTTAATTGTAGTAGGAATAGGTATGCTTGTCGCATACTGGGACGATATAATGAATTTTGCTTTTGGTACATCTAGTGCTATGCAAGATCAAGTAGACAGTGCTACAGCTAAAAAGGACGCAGCAATGGAAGAGCTAGAAATGATAGAAGGTTCTACTGCACAAATGGAACTGCAAGGTATGTCGCAACGTGAAATTTTAGACGCTAAAATAAAAGGTATAGACGCAGCAATACAAGCTTCAGAAGTAGAAATGGAGGCGCAGGATAATATGGGCAAAAGTCAAATTGCTACAGCTAGAAGGAATAAGAAAATCTTAAAAGGTATGCTAGAGTTTGTAACAGCACCTTTACGTTTATTATTAGAAGGTATTGACGAAGCTGCAAGCTGGCTAGGTATGGACGCAGGACTAGCTGATATGTTAGACGATATGGTAGATAGTGCGGCAAGTCTTATTTTTGATCCTGACGAAATGGAAGCCGAGCACGAAAAGAAAATGAAGGAAATGAATAAAGCTCATAACGGGCTTAAAGAAAAGAAAGCTGGCTTATTACTTGACGTGCAAAATATGGAAAAAGCTGATAGGAAAAAAGGCTCGGACGCACGTAAAAAGGCTGCAGAAGAAGCAGCAGCAGCAGCAGAAAAATACGCAGCTGAAATGAGAAAGTTAGAAGAAGAAATTGCAATACAATCTTTAGAACTTGAAGAAGAAAAGGCTTTATTAAGATTAGAACACCAAAAGGCGTACGACTTAGAAGCACTTAGCGAAAAGGAGCGTAACGGTGAAATGGGCTTACTTATTGAAAAGAAATACAATACACTTTTTTTAGAAGCCGAAGAAGCTTTAGCAGCAAGACGAAAAGAAATAGCTGAAGAAACTGCAAATAAAGTAGCTGACTTCAATAAACAAGCTAACGACAAAATATTAGAAGCGCAACAAGAACTAGCAGGTAGAACTAAAGAACTACAAGTAGAACTTTTAGAAGCGCAAGGCGAAACAATAACAGAACGCCAAAATAGAGAAATGGACGACTTATTAGCTAGTCAAGAAATTTTCCGTAAAAAGATAGAGCAAGAGCTAGAACTATTAGCAGTTCAAGTTATGGCTGGCGAAGTTTCACAAGAAGTAAAAGACGCTTACTTAGCTAAGTTAGAAGAAGTAAACGCTATGGAACTGGAGCAAGACGAACAAACTAAAATTCAATTAGAACTAAACGAAATTGAACTTGCAGAAGAACGGGCAGCTTTACGTGAAGAAGTAAAAAATGCTATAATAGAAACACAAGCAGCTTTATTTGACGCAATTAGTGCAAATATAGACGCACGTATGGACGAAAACGAAAACGCTAAGAACCGTGAAATTGCTATAGCTGAAGAGCAAGGACTAGGAACTGAAGAAATAGATCAAAAATATGCAGATAAAAAGAAGAAGCTACAGAAAAGACAAAAAGCAATTGCAGCTTCACAAGCAATAATACAAACTTATTTAGGAGCTACAGCAGCCTTTACTTCTCTAGCACCTATACCTTTTGTCGGCCCCGTTTTGGGTGGTATTGCTGCGGGTGCTGCGGTACTAGCAGGAATAGCTAACGTAAGAAAAATTTATGCACAAGACGTAGGCGACGGCGGGGGTGGTGGTGGTGGTGATAGTCCGCCGCCTAAAACTTCTGATCCTAAAAAGGGCAAGGTGCCTTCAGCTGGTAGGTTCAGCTTAGGGCAAGGACAAAAGGACGAACCAGTTAAAGCGTACGTAGTTACAGACGAAATGAGTGATAGTCAGGATCAGCTAGAAAATATTAGACGAAGAGCTACTATCTAAAAATCAAATAATAACTAAAAATATCTATTATATTATATGGCTAAGAAGAAGAAAAAACCAAAAAAATATACACGAATTGTAGAACTAGTTATAGCTGACGACGCTACAGAACTAGCAATTGACTGTATAAGCTTAGTATCGCAACCCGCTATAGAGCAAAACTGGGTTTATATGAGTAAAGCTAAAAACAACTTAACTTTATCTAAAATAGACGAAGACAAGCGTACAATTATTAGCCCCGCTTTAATACCTTCAAAGTCTATATATAGATTTGATAACGAAACGCAGTCGGACTACTACGTTTACTTTTCTAAAGACACGGTAAAAAAATGCAGTGAATTATACTTAAAACATAATAATCACCATAAAGCAACTTTAGAACACACTGATAGAATAGGTGGAATTTTAACGGTAGAAAGCTGGATAAAAGCAGGCGATCAAGACAAGTCTAACTTATACGGTTATGAAGGGTTACCGATAGGGACTTGGTTCGTCAGCATGAAGGTAGACAACCCTGAAGTTTGGGAGCTTGTGAAACAAAATAAAATTTCTGGCTTAAGTATAGAAGGCTACTTTGTGGATCGTGTAGAAAGTCTACAAAAAAAGAATACCTTTACAAACGATAAAATACTAACAGCACTAAAAGAATTATTAAATGAATAAAAAATTAGAATATCTTAATAAAGTATCTAAAGTTAAGAAGCATAAATTTACTATAATAAGCGACACTGAAGCAATACACGATAGGCTAGCTTCAAATATAGAAAGTTATAATTCAAAAGCAAGGGAGTTAAACAGTATTCGTGAAGAAATGATAGACTTAGGCGAAGAAGTAAGACAAGACTGGGACGGCTTTATTGGTAATTTAGAAACGCTAAGACAAGAAGCTGATAGAATAGGTATAGACGTAGACGAACTAGGACTAGATTATGTAACTTCTAGAGGTGAACGTATGGAATATAACGTAGGACTTATAAGGGAAATTTCAGTAGGACTGTTTAATATAAACGGATTACACGACTTCAAATAAAATATAACTATGAATAAAAAATTAGAGTACCTAAACAAA